TTACGCGATTGTTCCGCCATCAATTATAAAAGGCTGACCAGTGGCATATGCCCCTGCATCAGAAAGGAGATATATCACCATCATCGCAATTTCATTTGGCTGTCCAAGCCTGCCCATCGGCTGGCGCGATACAAACCATTCCTGCGCCTTTTCCATACTCCCCAGCTTCTCTGCTAATTGTGCCATGCGGCCATGCAGAGACGGGGTTTCGATAGTGCCCGGACATAGCGCATTACATCTGATATGTTTATCCATAAAATCAACAGCAACTGACTTTGTAAGCCCGATTACCCCTGCTTTGGAGGCGCTGTAAGCCGCTCTTTGGGGAAAGCCTTTTACAGAGGATGCAAGAGATGCCATATTCACAATAGACCCGCCCCCTTTTTCGATCATTTTTGGCAAGGCAGACTGGATTACGAAAAACATGCTATCGAGATTGATGCTGAATGATTTCTGCCATTGACTGTAATCAACATCCAGAATTGTGCCGTGATGCACCCAGCCAGCCATATTTACAAGCCCGTCAAACCCTTGTTCAGTTTCAAAAAACTGTTTTACCTTATCTGCATCACTGACATCGAGGATAGCGGTAGATGCACCTGCCTGAGACAGCAAATCTAGCCCATCCGATAAAATATCTGTTGCAACAACTTCAGCGCCTGCATCAAGCGCATGGCGAGCAACCGAATGTCCCATGCCAGCCGCCGCGCCGCTAACAAATATCCGCTTTCCTGTGAGTGATAACATTTCCACGCCTCATGACCCTGTCTGCTGTTAGACAGAGCATGACAGATAACATAGCTGTCGTAAATATAGCTATCCGTGTTGATGGCATAAAAAAGCTTACAAACACACAGCCATCAGCACCTGTAATTTTTTGGAAAAATGGTCGGAGTGGAGAGATTCGAACTCCCGGCCCTCTGGTCCCAAAGCGACTTTTGGACATTTTACCGACACCTAAGTACCTGATTCAAGTGACTTCTTATGGATACTATGACACAGAACGAACCGTATGTCTACATAAGATTGCGCCAAGATTGCGCCAAGCACTCGCCAAGTCATCTAAAGAGAACAAAAGACGAACATAAAAGTTGAGAAGACACACCCAAATGTGATACACTAGGCTCATGTCACCTGAAGATTTTCTTAACACCCCTGAAGGCAAAGACGCAAAGGCTAGGCTAATTAAGGCCAAGCACGACTACCCTTTGTCTTACAAAAGGATAACTAGCCTACGGAAAATCCTTAATGGGCTTGACGAAGAACTTACTAAGTCAGGTTTCGAAGATGAGGTGAAAGAGGTTCAACGTAATATGAACCGAATCGACTTCCTTCAGTCTGCGATGTATTACGATATTTCTGACCCTAAGATGCTTGAGTTCTGCGCTAGCGAAATCAAAGCACGGAAAGAAATTGTCGGTAGCACCCTCACCTTCTATGCAAACACTGTGGGTATCTTCTGGGTCGAAAGACTGCAATTCACCAAAGAAGTATGGGAATTACAGAAGCATTGTACCGACTTGGAACAGATAATCCAAAAGTACGAGCTAAACGGTTCTCCAGCCCTGCACATCCAGCCAAACGAATATCCTGAAGCTTCAGAGGCCATAACACAGTTCGGTCAGCATCTGGGAGACATTCCGAAAGAAGCCATCCAAGCTATGTTTGATGGCAAGGAGTTTAAGCACCTACTTTCTGAAGACCAGTTGAAAGCATTAGAAGAATTAGACGAAATCGATGCTATTGAGGCTGAAGCTGAACAGCGCATCTGGGACGAAATTTCAGAAGAAGCCATGAAGCGTTCTTGGCAGGAAGCCCAAGACAAGTTGCAGTACCTCAACGAAGAGGCAGAGAACTACGACAAGCGCATGGCTCAAGCTAAGAAGCACGAAGCCAAAATCAAGGTATTGGTGGATGAAGCCAATAGAAAGCTAGATACATTAGCAAGGTTTAGAAAACGCATCCAAGAGATGCAAAAGACATTGGTTAACCAACAGCAGGAACACCAAAGTGAACTATTGTCTGTATCTTCTGAAATCACAGCCCTAGAAAATGAGTTTGCCGAAATCATTCCAGCTAGTGTTTGGCCTGACCTCATCATTGGTCAGCCCTCTGAAGCTGATGACCCAATGGCTGCCCAAGACTTCCAAAGCAGTCTCGAAGGCACAATGGACTGGTGGGAACAGAAGGATTTTCTGGACAAGCAAGTAAGGCTGAAGGAACTACGCATTACTCGCCAGCAGATAATTACGAAGTTTGATGATGATGTAGCAAGTCTTAGGAACGAACTAGACGCACATAACAAAGAAGTCAGACAGCTTACCAAAGAAGCCAAAGACGCAAAGAAAAAGCTAGAACTTGAAGTAGGCAAAAGAGCCGCTGAACTGCAAGTTGCAGTGGCAATGCCTAGAATAGAAGGCTGGGAATATCTAGACGAGGTAGAAGATACTACCGTCCAAGTCACTGGGGTAGAAGCTAAGGGTGAAGCAGGAAAAATAGTTGAAGCAAGTGCTTCGATGGCAATCAACATTGTAGCTAAAGCACAGGCTGATGTAGTTCCAGCGGCTAAAAAGACAGATGACTTCCTCGCAGAGGCTAAAGACCAGCTTCTTGCCTACACTGAAGAAGACAATATCGCCAAGAAAGCTGAAGCAAGGATAAAAGCCATGCAAGAAGCTTTAAGTGTGGAAATTAGCCAGAGAACGAAAAAACCCCCTGCCAAAAACCCAAAGCCTTGGTTTACAGAAGCCGTAGAGTATTTGAATAAAAACCATCGCCTTGGGGAATTAGTAGGCAAAACATACAAAGTTGTCCTTAACAACAAAGACAGACATGACAAGGAGATGTTAGCACTTCGGTGCGGAATTAATACCAACAATAAGGAATATATTGAAGTTGAAGTCCTAGACCGAATGGACGAAGAAGCAAATCAAGTTATGGTTCTTTTTCCTGCTACAAACACCACTGGCGTGATTGCGATTGAAGTAATACAAAAGGGCGAGAACAAAAATCGTTGGCTCTTAAAGACTGGTCTCAGCCAATATGAAAAGTTTGATGACTTTGCTCAGACTTGTCCAGATGTACCAAGCAATCTAAAGGACTTGAGAGGCAAAAAGATTTACGAATATTGTGCATGGCATAACAAGATAATTAAGCACATCAAAGCACACTACGCAGAGACCAAACATTAAGAAAAAAAAGGCCAATGTAAAACCGCATTGACCTAAAGATAGATAGGGAAGTGATAGACCATAACGTCCTATGGGAGATAGTGAAATGAGGCATTTTATTAGGATATGTTTGCTGTTTGGCTCTTTTTTAACGATGCCTTCACAAGCATTTAGCGCAGACCGCTGGATTGATTACTATATTAAACAGCCTGACGAATTTACAATGACATTCATGTGTGAAGACGACATGCATTACAGCATTTATCAAAGAAAAATGTTTGAAAAAAAACCAAGAGCAAGGCTTTTGGAAATTTATGTTCAAAAGAATACTGATGGTTCACATGACATTGCTGAATTGTCCATTAAACCAGCAATTAGAGATTCTTCGGCAATCTTTATCGATGACGATGTCACAGGGTTTTATACCTTCGGTGGTTATGCCGATGATAATAGAGGTGTAACCATTTGGTATGATTTTTTACCAGAAAAGGGTGTAGTTCAATATCATTCTATGAACCCAAAAAACGACAGAAGCGTCTCTTGGAAGGCGATTTGCACACGTATTGACTGACTTATAATCAGAGGTTTGGTAAAGTGATAATTAATCACTCATCAAAAGTAAAAAAGGCCAACGGATAATCCGTTGACCTGTGCATTGAGGTATAATTGGTATGAGTATAGCTGATAGACAAAAGCCCAGAGAAGGGTCTGCCTTTGCCACCTACGCTCACCAGCGTGAGCCAGAGAAGCGTTGGGGCAAGATAGTATTCTGGTTGTTATGCCTAATAGCCGCATTGAGCGTGTGGGCGTGGGTAATCAGTCCGTTTATTTCTTAAACATCTTAGTAACCGACTGAATACCGAAGCTTGCCGCAAAGACAATGCCTAATGCAGTCTTATAATATGATGGCATGGCTTCAAGAGCCTCAAAGCCTCGCTGTACGACATCCTCATACCCTGTAAAGGCCAGAATGAGGGGGATGCTTACCAAAATCGTTAGCCACTCGTCTTTCCAACTTTTCTGTGCGCCTTCAGCCCACGCTTGATTCCAATCCATCTCACCTGCCGCCACCTTCTTCATCACAGCGGCTTTAGCTACTTCTGTAGCCACCTTCGCCTCTGCCGTAGCTTTGGACTTCTCTACCCTGCCCTTTATCCACGTTCCTGCCAGTTCAGCTACAGGTCCTATAAGTAAGTTAAGCATCTTGCTTGCTCCTGAATCTATGTCTGAAGAACACCACGACATTGATGCCTGTGTTCAAGGTAACCATCGCCACCAACCAGTATTGAACCCACTCAGGCATTGAATATCCTGTCGTGGTTGCGTTTGGCTCGTAGGGGTAGTTGTTTGGCGTATTTGCTGTCCATCAACTCTACAGCTGCCTTTGTGAAGTTGCGTGTCTCCAGCCCTTCGGCTAGGTAAGACAACATCTTCTTGAACGACATGAGCCTTCTGATGCCCATATTAAAACAAAGGTCAACTAGTGAGTATTGAACATCCACTGGGTAGCTGTCGAAGTTGTCTATGTTGTCTTTAAGTTCGTTGATGGTGAGGTCGATGTCCTCATTTAGCATCTGATAGGCTGTATCTTCTGAAATACCTCTGTCGTCAAGATTGCGACCCACGCCTATAGTCAGTTTGTCTTCGGTACAACGGTAAGGGGTCAATATCATGCCCTCTTCGTTGATTAGCATCTGCCTGATAAATCTTTTATCCATTAGCTATCCTTTATCATTAGCGCATATACAAAAAGGCAGGTGAGGAAGACCCCAACTACCAGTACTACAGCCCCTATTGTCTTGGCTGTGTCTTCTATCTCTTGTATGCGTTGTCGTTTAATTCTAGCGGCTTCTTTGGCTTGCTCTCTGGCTTCTCTAATGCGCTTTTGCCGCTCTGCTAAAATGCCAGCCCATGTCCCATGCCCAAATCGGAAGTCTACCAGCGTGGCTATTTCCTGTAGCTTTTCCTGAGCCAGCTTGTGGTCAAGAACCTCTCTGGCGACAGTTTCGGTGCTGAATGGGTCAAACTGACCTGCCTTCTTGTTTCGTGCCTTCTGGCACTCCTGTTCCCCTTTGAATAGTGCGTCTATCTGGTCACCTAATTCGGCAACAGAGTTGTAGGCGTTAATACCTGCTTTGATGTTCTCTGCGACTTTGGTGACCAACGCTATCCCTGCTAGACCAGCAGTGATGGGGTCAACCATTGAAATCTCCATTCATTTCGTTGAAGATGGGTGTAGTCTTATTTGTTAGAGGTTGGAAATGCGTAATCTAATCAGACTGCTAATACTAATGTCGATATTCCTTGCACCACATATATTAAAAGCTGAGGAATCTAAGACACTCATAGAAGTGTGGGAAGATAATGACAGGATTTTATTTGCCAAGCATGTAAGAGGCTGTCTGGGTTATTTTCGCCAAACTACAGCACTCAATATAGAAGTTAAGTTAGAGTGGGACACTTCAGCAACTTTAACCAATATTTCATTCCCAAAAGGTGACTTTTACTCACAGCACGATAGTGCTTATAAAAGTGACATTAAACGAATAGAGGCACTGTTTCAGAATTGCGATAAAAAACTACCAATTCGCCCTGAGATTGTGGAGCTAACTAAATCTTTTATCTTTGAACTGAACCGCTAGTCTTTTCTGATATTCCATATTTTGTAGATAAGGTAGATGAGCGATAAGACCCCAACAAAAAAGGCTACCCACTCGTTCAGTGCAGGTAGCCACAGAGGGGCTGATATACCGCCAGTGGCGATAGCTATGTCATTTTGGTCCATCACCCAGCAATCTCCATAGCAGTCATTACAGTTTCAGTTGTTGTGCCACCTGCAGCTGGATAGTTAAATCTAAAATTAGTACCAGTATTACCAACATATATTTGGATTTTGTATGTAATAGCAGATGTTGTAGATGGGCTATCAACGTAATGCACAGAAGGGAAGCAAGGCATCCAACTAGCTGTGTTATTATAAACCCAATAGTTTGTTAATGTTGTGCTATCTCTAACTAATCTAATACCAACGTAACCTGCATTGTTAACTAGACCACTAGTTGTCATCGACAATACAATATCACTAGAAGATGACGTAGGTGTAATTGTTACAGACAAGCCTGTGTCTGTCCAAGTTGCCCCTGTAATGGATGAGCTACCTACTTGTGTAGTCAGTGTGCCTTTTTGCACCTGAATTACAGAACCGCTAGGCAAACCAGCGGATGTCACATTAGTAAGAGCCTGATTGTTTATGCGTGTTAATGCCATATGTCATTACCCCACTAAATATCCAGTAAATCTTCCATAGACACCCAAGTAGTAACTTGTTGCCTCTTCCGCTTGCACCTCAATTATATCACCAGCACTACATTGCATCAGACCATTTGGAGTTGCTGACCTCCCCCAGTTGTAATCTCTTATAGTCTGTGACGTGTCATTGTTTTTAATAAAAATACCAAGCGCACCTTCGGTTTGGGTAAGACAACCAGCACCAAACCAATAAACACCATCCACAGGACAGGTGAATTGATATGTAGAAGTGCTGAAGTGGTTACCAATGTTAAAGCCACCGTTGGTTGTTACATCATTGAAAGCAATCGTTGAGTATGCTGTGTATGCTGTATATGCCGAAGCCCCTGTTGCAAGAAAAGCTGGTCTAGCTGGTGTGATAACCCGCCCACTGCTATCAATCTCTAGCGCACTAGTTCCAGAAGAATTGGAGATATTATCTACCTTAAATGTTGTGCTTCCACCGCTTTCAGTCATTAGACTGGATGACATCTTGTTGATGTCTACAGAGCCATCATTAGGCACTACTGAGTTACCCACCTCGCCCAGAGCAATGATGAAGTCTATTACATCACCAGTCACGAGGTTCTCGCTGAATGTGATAGTGCTGCCGCTAACTGTGTATGCGTCACCTGCGGCCTGAATGACACCATTGACCGACACCAATAGCTGTTCAGCTGTCGCTGGCTTGAAGGCAGATGAGTTGTATTGAAGGTTGTATGTGGCTGTGCCGTTAGACACAGTGATACTGTCCAGCTTCTTGAATAAGCCGCTGGCTGGGGGTTTTCCTATGTACATGTGATTGTCCTATTATGCTATAGGGTAGCTAACTGAGAAAATAAAACCACCAGTCGTATTCATCACAACGGATGACCAAGCTGTGGCTCGTTGAGTTACATAAAACTGTAAGTAGTCTCCAGTATACGCATAGGCGTTAATTTGGGTGTAACCAGAAGTCCAAGTAACATCATTAGCAAAGCAAGTACCTGCCGCTAAATACTCATAACTGTTCTGTACAGCTATATCATAAGGAAGACCCTTCATCAGTAACGTACCTGTACCTGTTGCGGCACTCCAATTACAATAGCCTCTTATTGTACATGTGTTTCCGATGACTGTGTATGAACCGTATTGAGCAGTGTAAGTAGTTGTACCAGCGGTAGTACTACCTTCAATTCTAGGTGTCCATCTTCCCTGTTCGTAGTTGGAGAAAACCTCAGTCTGTGTGGCTATGCCGCCACCATCCGAAGTAGCACTAAAGTCTAACCCTTTGCCACTTGCGAAGGCGATGTTGTCCGACAGCGTTGCAATAGCTGGGCTGTCTATTTTACTTAGTGCCATAGGCTACTCCATTTAGATGATGCTATCGATGCTAGCCAGATGGCTTGCATATGCGTCTTTGACTGCTTGAGTGAACACAGGTGTGCAGACTGCCGCTACATCAGCGTCTTCAGCTGATAGGTCAGCGTCAGGCGTGACTACATGCCTGTGGAATGTACGGCTAATCTCTTCACCGTCACGTTTGATGATGGTAGCTGTGCGAACCTGTACGGAACTGTAAGTACCGTTGTTTACGACTTCGATTTTGTCGTTAAGTGTTTCTTCTGTGAGTGCCATTATCCTAACTCCAATGCTGTAACTCTGGCTTCTAAGGCTTCAATCTTTGCTATGGCTTCCTGCAAAGCACCTGTCAGCAACGGCACTAGCTTGCTCTGGTCAATGCCCTGATAAACAGGATTGCCCTCATCATCTACTTCATTGTGTGTGCCTGAAATTGCTTCTGGTACTACAGTCTGCACCTCATGTGCCATAAAGCCATCAACCGTTGTGTCTGCGTCTGCGATAAAGTTAAAACGCTTTGGCTGTAATTGTTTGACACGAGCAATAGCACCTGTCATGTCAACATCGTTTTCTTTCAAGCGATAGTCTGATGTGGTGTAATATGTTGTGCCTGAGGCTGACAAGTAGATACTTCCAATTCCAGTACCCGATGCGTTGAAAAAGCCCATAGCCTGTGCGTTATCAACCTCTGGTAAGAAATTCGCACCGTACTGAAAGCCACCACCTGAATATCTAACATCAAGAGCAGTATTATTTCCACCTGACCCATGCGATAAATCGCCTATTGTAGTTTTGCTACCGGTTACTCTAAATTTAGATGTACCATCGTCACGCACATCAAAAATGTAATTTGGTGAAGTGCCTGTGGCATCAACAATCATTACGTTTTCATTCGTGCCGCCCTTCACATGCAATCGCACTGCTGGATTTGTCAGTCCAATACCGACATTGCCACTGCTGTTTATAACCGCACGATATGCAGAATTGTTTCTATCGTAAACTATAAAAGCACCAGAACCAGCACCAGAGCCATCATCTGCGCCAATAGAAAAATCAGAAGAAGCGTCACTATCAGTAAACCTAATAAAAGAGTTACCAGTTGAGCCAGTAGCTTTTATTACGTCTAGAGAACCGTGTACGTCTAATGCGGCTGTTGTTGGCGATGTAGTGCCAATACCGACACGATTGTTTGTGCTGTCAACATACAGCGTATCTGTATCTACAGTAAGGTCACCACTAAAAGTACCTTCTCTAGCCTGTAAGTCCTGCCCAGCCGGATGAACCAAAGTCTGAATGGCTTTTCCAGTGAACAAAACATAAAGGTCATCTGTGCTAGAGATGTTATCTGCGAAAGTAATCTGATTGTCACTGACGGTGTACGCTTTGCCTGAGCCACCTTCCTGTCTCACATTATTCAGGAACACCTGTATGTCTTGCTCAGAAGCTACGTCATAGTCCAGTGTATATGTCGCTACCCCTGTACCTGTGATGGTCTGCTTTGCAGTTGTGGTGTAGGAGGCAGCTGGTTCAGTACCTATGTAGGTCATGTGCTAATCTCCTGAACGAAGCTAACGATGACATCCAGTGAACTGGCTGTATCTGACTTGAAGTAGAGCCTGTCCCCAGACTGAACTACGAACTTGCCACCAATGTGAATACTGCTTCCGCTGGGTATGCTAGCGTTCTTCACTATGTAGTGGTTGTTCGTACCGTCACTGAGGTACACATCACCCAAGATAAGGTTGTCTGTGGTGTTACTCAGATTGATACCAACGATGGTGTTGTAATGGCTGAAGTCACTTCCGTCTGGTAGGTCAGCTACAGATGTGCCTACGCCAGTAAGCATTAAGCGTCTGAAATTCTGTGCCATGATGTCTTATTCCTATAGTGCTGTAGCCACAGCGATTGCGAAGCCTTGTGAGGCATTGTTTGTTGCACTCTCAATGGCAATCCAATCCGTACCATCGAAATACTTAAGTTTACTGTCTGTGGTGTTGAAGAATAGGTCACCAGCGGTATGGCCAGTTGTTGGGTCACTTGAGCCATCGCCCAGATAAACCTCTTGAAAGCTTGATAGTGAGCCACTAGCAGATGCCGCTGATGCGGCTGCCTCTTCAGCGTATTTCCTAGCTGACTTGTATGTACCGTCTACCGTATCGCTACCATTGACATAACTTGCCCAGTCTTTGGCTGAGTGTGCGCCAGCAGAACCTCTGTTCATATCGCCAATAGCATAAGCTTTGGCTGACATCTCAGTACCGTCTACAGTGCCTGTAGAAGCCGCTGTAGCCCATTCTTTTGATGCACCACCACCTGTTGCGTTTGTCACGCCAGTGCCGCCTATAGCCCATGCTTTAGATGCGTAATCACCGTCTACGATACCATTAGTCTTAATAGCCCAGTCTTCTGCATCATCGGCATGACCTGATGCTTCTGTGGCTTTTGTGGTCGCAGTTGCCGCTGAGGTCGAGGCTGAGGATGCACTTGATGAGGCTGAAGATGCACTTGATGAGGCTGATGAGGCTGAAGACGAGGCATTTGACGCACTTGTAGAGGCGTTAGTTTCGGCTGTCTCAGCGTTTGTTTCTGCGGTTTCTGCCGCTGTCTGAGCTGTCTCAGCCGCTAGCTGTGCCGCTTCTGCGGCTAGCTGTGCCGCTTGTGCATCGGCTACAGATTGCTGGAAGGTGGTTTGTAGGGTTGAACTTGTGCCTGTAGATTTGAAGAAGGATGAAGTTGCCGCCATTAGTAGTCTCCATATGAATATGAAGGTTTAATGGTGTTTGTGCTTCCGTTCAGTTCTTGGTCATTACTTTGCTCCTGTATCTCAGACAGGAACTGGTTGTACTTTTGCTCAAAGATACCTGCACGTTCATCTAGGTAGTAATCTGCCGCATAAGTTAGAGCCGCATAGATAGCTAAGTCAGGGCATACTGTGGTGAGGTTGTTGGTGTCAGTATTAGCCGACAGTGCTGGGAACTCTGCGTAGTAATACAGTGTCAGTGTGCCTGAAGATGGCACAGGATGTAGAAGCAGGTTCTGTTGTTCTCTGACAAAGTATCTTGGTATCCCTTGCTCACCAGTCTTGTTGTATTCCCTGTAGATAGACATAGGTATCCGCTGTAATTCGTATTGGTCTTGGTACAGGGATATGATTTCTAAGAAATCCGTAGGTAATGTAACTGAGGATGTAGAACCAGTTACAGTGTAAGTGGTTTTGTTTTCGTTCAGTGGTGTGCGAAGTTGGCGTTGCACTCTTGCAATACCTTGTTCGATGAAGGTAGTCGTCAGTGCTGAAGTGATGTCACTTCGGTTAAGTAATGCCTCAAAGTGAGACTTCAGGTCACCGTAATTCATGACTTATGTCCTCTTAGGTTTCTTCTTCTTTGCTGTTAAGGCAGCCCTGCGAAATGCGGCATCTGTAGGTGCGCCTTTTGCACCTTTTCTCCGCATCTTCTTGCCAGATTTGCGCTTGGCGTGGATGTTCTCGTACAGGGACATCATGTTCTCCGTGATTTCTCGCCACTACACTTCCACTTCTTGCGACTGAGGCGTAGTGGGCTGTTTGGGTCTTTTGCCGCTTTAGGATGCTTCTTCATTTGGCCAGCAGAACGAGAGCAATAGCTGTCGCCCTTCTTTGTGCCGGGCGATATGCTGTATCCTTTTGCTCCGTATCGGACGGTCTTAGTGCCAGTCTTGGTTTTCACCTTCTTGCTGAACTTCTTAGAACCTGTGTACGGCATGGCTAGACACTCTTTTCTGTGGTGAGGAACGCTTCTAGGTTTTCTGCCTTGAGGCGTTTAACGATTTCAGCCGCTGTGTGTTCGCCAGACATTATATTGAAGCCTTCACGCATCCACTTCTCGACTATGATTGTTGGGATTGAGGCAACACGCATGTACTCGCCTTCCTTCCTATCTTTGGAGGCGTTACGCTGTTCTTTGATGTTGTTAAGAAAGTCGTCTGTGATTGTCTGTGTATTCCTGAGGAACAGACCACCACTATCCATGTCGAATTGCTGACCAACCCCATTAAGATTGGTCTTCTTTTCCATTATCTTCCTTGATGTTGTTAATTAAGGTGTGAGGGGCAGTCGGTAAGGAGAGCGAAACCCAACTGTTGCTCCCCTCACTCCTAACTGTCTGGCCTTAGCTTAGGCCGTTAATCTGCGCTGATGCAGAGTGATTTAGGTGCATCAAGCCGCCTTCGTACACACAGAAATGCTTATCTGAATCACCTGTCTTTGACAGAAGTGTACGAGTTGTTGGACGAAGCACTGCACTGCGCCACATTGATGGGTCTAGTAGGAACGCATGTGTAGTCATCTGGTGGCGGTTAAGCATCACCTTCAGAGTACCGTATGGATTTACTAGTACATCAATGGCATTTGTCAGTGTGGTTGTACCGTCATTAAAGTTACGAGTACGTCCTGATGAGCCTGTGAAACCTGCTACGATTTCTGCGTCTGCTGGCTTAATCATGAACACTGATGGCTCACCACCAGCGTTATAACAAGCTTCATGAGCATCAAGTAGCTTTGCTTCTGTTAGTGGGTCAGTGGCATTTGAGCCAGCGTCAATGGTGTTACCAGACACGATTAGCTGTGATGCACTGTCCATCTCACGAGCAACTGATGATGAACCTGTTACGCCAGCATTGTCTTGGCCGACATACGCAAATTCAATATCACGCTTTAGTTCTTTTAGTGCCTTACCAAGCTGGTACGCAGTTTCCTTCGCTCTACCGTATGTCTTAATAGCATCGGCTGTAGCTGATACCTGAAAGGCTTTGGTGAGGATTTGGGTGTTACCAGTACGCATTGTGGTAGGCGACAGTGTTGCCATTGTTGGGTCTGCACCTTCAACCGCTTTGTTGTCAGCGGCGGCCGCTAGCGTATCTTCTTGGTACTCGTACACACGAGAATGAACCTTCTGGCTCTTAATCATAGAGTACATGGGGCAGTCGGTTGGGCTGATGTTCACGATTAAATCTTGAACGTCCTCAGCACGACCAATCTGCGAATAGGATGTATAGGTTGCCATTGTTATTTTCCTTCTTGGCTATTGGGTTTATTCAGCCCAGCGAGAAAGAATTACATCTGCCACATCATCTACATCACGAGAGGTTCTAAGCTTCTCTAGCATCTTGGCCTGAGATACTTTGCGCTTAGATGTCTCTGAAGGTGGTGACTTCTTGGAACGAAGCACCTTCTTCTTTGCCGCTTGTTTCTTCTTAACGGTAGCGACTTGCTTTCCCTCGTCATACAGACGTGCCTTTTGGATAATCTGTATGGCCACTGGGTCTACAATGACGTTGACTTGCTCTTCAGGCATCCCTTGCTGAATGGCGTATGCACGGATTTCGTTGTACATCTCGTTTGACCATTCTGGGATGGCATCTTGCAGAACCTTCACACATTCTTCTGCTTGCTTTTGCAGTTGTTCTTGTTGCTGTTTGGCTATGTCGTTAAAGTACCCATCAGCTTCTGAGGTCAGGAAGTCTAAATCTTCCTTTGCTTGCTGTGCCTCTTTTCGCAACAGTGCGAAGTCTTCTGTTTCCATCTGACGTGAAGCTACCAGCATATCAATGTCCTGATATGGCTTGTAGCGTTCTTCAGCTTGCTTGATTAGCTTGTCAAAGATGACTTGGCTTTTGGTAATTGTTTCTTCAGCTTCTTTTCGCTTGGCTGAAACTTCTTGAGACTTACGAGTGAGTGATGCCTCTTGTCCGAATAACCGCTTCAAGTCTTTCAAAGGTGCAGTCTGTGCTTCACCGTCAACCATGATTTCAATTTCGAAGTCATCATCTAGTTCGACTTCTTCTACTTCGTCATCTTGGTCGCCAGTTTCATCTTCTGACTGGTCTTCTACTTCCTCTTCGGCTTCGTATTCATCGTCATCTACTTCTTCATACTCTAGTTCACCTTCTGTCTCTTCTTCGGTGACCAGAGGTTTCGCCTCTTCTTCGTTTTCGGATAGCTCTTCAGCGTCCTCCCAACGTGCTAAGATGGCATCTTCCACATCGTCCATATTCATAGGCTTTAGTGGTGTTGAGGTTGTTTGTTGCACGTTATCCATAGTGCTATGCTTCCTCTCGATTGTTATCATCGTCAGCTTTAGCTTTGATTTCGTCCTTTACGGCCACTCGCTCTCGTAGAGTGGAGACTATCTCGACTAATGCTCGGTAATGGTTGTAGTAGGCTTCACGCTTGTCCTTGTCGGCTGGGTTAGAGTTGACGAAGGACTGGAATGTGCTGTCTACCAGTGTGTTGACTGTGTCGTTGAAGGCATCAGATGCCAGTAAAGTTTCGGCATCTTCCCCCTTTTGTATGAGTTGCAGTTCATTATCATTCTGCATCGTTACTCTCCTTGATTAGATTTATCCTGTTGGGCTAACAATTCCTCGCACATCGTCAGTGCGCTTAAGGATGTCTAATTCACCCTCGTCAATGCGCTGTTTGTGCTGGAACTCAGCTTCTTTCAAATCCATATTGTCAGACTGGATTGCGTGGGCAGCCTGTGCTTTCTCAGCGTCAAGCTGTAGCTTCTGAGCCGCTATCTGTGCGTCTGCCATAGCTTTCTGTTCAGCTACTGCTGTTTGTCTGTCTTGGATTTCCATTTGCTTCACCATCATCTGCGTCTGAAGTTCAGCCGCTGGATTTGGTTGTGGTGGTGGAAGCATTTGTGGTGGTGTCAGATATTCTTCGACATTGAGAATACCTTGTTGCTCAAGAACTGATTTCACCAATGCGTAGCGGTTTTCTAGGCTGTACATTGGCTGAAGTGTTGGGTCTTGGCTGAATAGCTGGTGCAAAGCAAGCCGCTTCTGGGCTTCTCTGTCAGCTTCTCCATAGCCTAGCTTCAGTTCTACGACTACATCACGCTTCTCTTTCCATGCTTGTGGGTTGACCTGAACATAGCCACCAGCAATCTCAATGATTTTCTGCTGACTTTCATTCTCAACCACCAATCTGTAGATTTCATGGAACAGATGCTTGATGAAATTTGCGAAGTGTCTGGCTATAATCTTCTGTCGCTGTTGGCTCATTGTTGCCAACTGCTCGACCATTGCCTGACTGTTTTGCTTACTTAGTGCATCCTTCGACAAACCCTTTGATAGCTCACTAATCCCACTTGTATCTTCCATGTCTTGCGTCAGTTGCTGAAGCGTCTGGAACACAAATGGGTTCAGAGGTGCTTGAGGCATTGGGCTGATTGCGTCTGGTCGAGACACATTCACCAATCCCCCTACCCTGTTGTCTATCAGTTCTCTTGGATTTGTGAGACCACCTTTGACGACCATATATCTTGGGTTGTTGGTTATCATTGCATGGTCGAGGATTGACCTTGTAAGGACTGTTCTTGCATTTTGCGTAGCGCATAGTTTGTCCGCAAAGTTACTTCCGTAGAATGAATGTGGGATGGGTAGTGGTGTAAAGACACAGAATGGTCTTCTGTCCACTTCCTCTTTGTCCAGTAGCACATTACCTGCTTTGACAACTCGATATAGCTTGGCGATACCCTCGCCTTCTATATCCAGAAGTATGTAGGCTTCGTAGGTCATGATGTGACGAACTTGGTCTTGGTAGCTGTTACTACCGAAGCCCCTACCCATATCCACGCCATCGTATCTAGCTAGGATTTCGGGGTCAGTCTCCATCTCCACATCTTCGTGGTCGCCTATCGTGTCGATGTCAGGGTTATCTGGGTACATCTCACGCAATTCAGATAATGTCTTGCGTGTGCGATGGGCTACAAAAGCCGCTTCTTCTAGCGACTTACATTGCGCTTCGACAATTAGTTCTTCTGGTGGAATAGTTTCGATGACTACTTGAGATGTGTCGATTGGTACTCCTATCGTGCCAGACACCATTCCAAACTCATCAGTTTCGCTGTCTATCAGCTCCACACCATCTTCAGCTAAAACCATGTCTAGCTGGTCTTGTGTGATGCCGCTAAACTCCTGTTCTTCCATCTCTTGGCTGTCTTGCCAGAATACTTTACAGCACCCTGCCCTTGCCATCAGGCCATCGTGAATAACTGATGAAAATATGGAGTGACCATCATTTTGTCTGAACAGAACGTAGTCTGTATATGCAGAGCAAATCTTTGCTGTCTCAACATCTTCAGGACCTTGAGGAGCAAAGCGTACAATACGGTTACCTGCGGAAAATGTCTCTAGGAGTGCCGCTTGCATTGAGTTCACAGCATTGTAGACATCTTGTGAGATGTACTTACTGTTTCCATCGTGCGCTGGTTTCGGCAGCTTGCCTTGATAATACTCCATAGTGCGCTTTCTCTCTCGTGAAAGTTCACTATCGTAGTAGCCAACTGAAGTGCGTATATTGTCCTCTACGAGTTTGACAATATCTCTATCATCCAGCTTTTGGTAATCTTTCTTTGCCATCTATCACACCATTTGTATGTAAAGTTCTTGAGGGGTTTCGACTGGTTGCCACACACCCTCGTGGACGTGATTGGCTAAAGCTAGAGCCATCACACAGTCGTCAAAGCAACTTGGCTCGGCTTCCATGCCTCCGCTTTCAGTGACCACATAGGTCAGCATCTCTCTTATTGTGGTTTTGTCGTTTAGTTCCAACTCGCCCTCACGCATTGAGGCTCGTAGTTGGTCAATTATTAGGGGCTTGGTTTTGGCTGTGGTTGTAAAGCCAAGCTTTATCGTTTCCCTGTCAGTAATCTTATCGACTTGCGTTTCCAGATACATATTAGGGTATGCGTAATCCTTACCCAATCTCGTGCAAGTGAGTATGCCGTGACTATTGTTCTCAACGATGATGTGAGCTGTGTTGTAATATTCGCCCAAAGCGTAAAGAACATCTGCAAAGTAGTCTGGATGGACGTGACCACGCCAGATAGCCACTTGCCGCTTCTTACTGTCGAGGACTTGTGCCACAGAGTAGTCGCCATTTTGGATGCCCATTGAGCTATCTGCGCCAATGACATAGTTTTCACCTTCTTCATGTTTGTAGTATGTGGTGAGTTCACCCCTTCTGTTGTGGACAAACTCATCGCCTTCCAGAGCAAGACGCTCATCGACATCTCTAGTCTCCTCTAGGCATTGTGTTAGTTGTTCTGGGTTAAACACAGGACGACCTGTGGTTAGGAACGCCTCTGATGGATTGCTTGGGTATTCCTGTTTGAATTTGTCCAAGCCGTTCTGAGCAATCTTTCTTCTTCTGAACATCAACTGTTCGTCATCGAGATTGTATTGCTCTGCTAATTCTTCTTCCTCTGGAGTTCGCTCAAAGTTAGCTGGAACAGGCTCTCGGTACGTTGAATCTGCAAACCATGCGATAAACACAGGCACATATCCGTTTGTACCATCCACTGCACCACGCCAGAGGTCATAGAAAACACCACTTACCCCATTGGCTGTACTTTCGATGAATACAGCGGTGTCTGGGCTATTGGGAACTGCTTGTACTAAGCCATTCCATACTTCCTCTTGAGTAGAACGAGGCCAGAAAGCCAGCTCTGAGGCATGAACATGAGATAGTGTCTCACCACGCCCAACAGCATCCCCACCAGCCGTAGCCACAACGTAGCTACTATCTAACACATCAAAACTAAGTTCTCGTCTGGATGAGTATTTGGTGTGAGGCTTCAATATCTCAGGACAGTTCTCATGAAATCGCTTAGTCATGTCGTAAAGCGCACGAGTACTATCAGCAGTATGAGCGATAACCATCGCTTTCTTTGCTTTGCGTTGAGATACATTGAAGTATAGGTAACCACCAACATAGGTGGACAAGCCTTGCTGTCTGGCTTTGAGGATGATGATGCGGATTTTACCTTCAGAAGCTAGTTGCTTCTGTACGGCATCATCTAGGATTTTCTGTGCTTCATTCAGAACAAGTGGGGAAATATCACCATTTTTTGTTCTTATTGATAATGCAGATTGGCTGTAGAAGGGAAAGTCAGAGTAAAGGCGTTTACGAATTGCTTGTAGTTTCTTGTCCATCATCTTCTTCCAGAAGGCTTGCTAGGAAGTCTTCGGCTTTAGATATGGCAACTTCTGACTTTGAAGCTGGGCGGCTTTTTGTGAAATCCAACACCAATCGAGCCGCTGACAAGCGTTCTCTGGTTTCGCCCGGAACTCTCATTATCTCTACAGCAGTCTGAAGTGCTTCACGACTGTAGTCGTCTTCAATTTCGTATTTGTCTGCCATAATATTCACCAATATTTCTGCTTCCTTCTTAGCTTTTGCACGAAGAGGCTCTATCTGAGCTTTCGTATATCCATCAGGCACACCTTTGGGGCGACCTGCATTTTTTCGTGGCTTGTTAGACCACTGTCTGCGTAATTCACGACCCTCTGGAGTATCATTGAGGGTCGCAAAGTAGTTATTCTTAGGGGCTTTCTGAGGAAATCTAGGAGTTTTGCTAGATTTTGCTCTTGGTTTTCGTATGTTTTTCATAGATGATTTCCAGAGGAGAGAAAACGATGACACTGAATGACATTATTGTTTCCCTTGTTTGGCATTTCTTTATGAAACCTCTTGCTTGGGCTACAACAGACATTGGCATTATGGAAACACCTATTTCCGTCCTCTTCTGTTTTGTCCTTTTGCATGGCTTTATCTGGATTGTAGCTGCCACTTTTATCGGAACAATCTTTAAGCTAACTATAGGAGAAGATTACAAATATGATGATAACAACCTGTTTTCTCAGTTTGCTTTCTGGTTGCCCTTAGCAGTTACATTCGGAACTAGTTTTACCTTGCAAATAGAGCTTTTCGGTGCAGAAGGTGTCTCAGACGAAAACTTCCTTTATATGCTCAGTCAAGGTCGGTACTAGCCCCTTTGTTGTCTATTGATGCGTGTGAGGTATGGAAGTAGATACTTCTCAGCTAAAGGTTTGTTCCTTAGCTTCGCCTCTGCATCAGATATGATGTCAAAAGCCGCTTCTATTGGCCGTGACCCTAATGAGCCTGACAGTTCTGCAAGTGCTTGGTTCAGCACAGCTTTGTCAGATATTGAAATGTTGGGGTCATTGTTCACTGCATCTTGCAGTTCTTGAACAGCCTTGCGGTTATTAGCTTTACCTTGCCTTGCTCTTTGCTGGGCTTCAGTTAGCTCACCACCCTCACCTCTATCTGGCTCTGCAATACGCATATCTTTGAATTGCTGTTGGCCATCTACAATCTGATTGATTGCTCTGATAAGCGGAGACAGCATCTCATTGCCTATCTTGCCTCCAGTATCAATGCTGATGCGATACTCTTGGATTGCCTTTGTGATAGCTGGGTTTTGATTGGTACGCTCAATGATACGCATGATAGTGGCTACGCCACCTTTATCTAGGCCAGTTGACCTTTGCATAATGTCTTGAGGTGAATCTGGTGTAGGGGCTGCCCCCTTTGAACCAAGTTCTCTATTCAAAGCTCTTCTATCTGAAGCTTCCTGCTTTTTGCGTTCTGCATCAGATATAGAGGCTAGTTCAGCTTTCTGCTGGTCACTAATCCTTCGTTCTACCACTGAATTGCCTGATGGAGTGTCCATGCCAGCATTTTGGGCGTTGTCACGAATGAACTTAGCTACTCTGCTTCTTCTGCCTGTTACAGCATCAATAGCACGACCACCAACCACTGCACCTATCTGTGCTGGGATGGTTGCGCCACCAGAGCCGTAAGCCGCTCCTGCCGACAATGCACCCACAATAGGGTTAGCTGTACCTCTGGAGTTGCTGTAGCCTTCACTACTAGCTAGAGGATTAAGCCTGTCAGTCAGTCGAGATATACCACCCTTGAGACCGTTGTTATGAACCCTTGTATGTTCATTGGTCTTTCTCATGGTTTGTATCAGGCGTTTACCTTCTTCGGTATCGCCTACTAGCTTTTCGACTACTTCAAAGTCTTTCTGAGAAACTGTGTTCTTAGTCTTATTCTTAGCTTTACTTACAGCGTTCTTTGCTTGTGTTTTTAGCTCACGCTGTTCAGTATTATCAGTCTTTTTGATTTCAAGCTGTTCCTTAAGACTATTTACTAAGTTGTTGATAGTACTAGTATAGTCTTTGTGAACTGCATCCATAGTGGCTCTAGCACCATCAATAGACGATGGGTCAACATTGTTGAGGTCGAAGCCGTTATCTTCAGCCGCTTGCTCTAAGTCACGAGCCAAGTCTGAGGCAGCTTCTGTATCGCCTACTAGCTGGGGGTCGCCAGTGATTGCGTCCTTTGTTGTTTTGGCCGCTGATGTGGTTGCACCTATAGTTCCACCTGCTGATGTACCTAGAACAAAGTTGTCTACTACTTGGTTGATAACTTCATCTGGTGTGTACTCGCCACCTTGTGCGGCTACACCGCCAATCTCTGTGGCTGTCTGTGCGGTTTCCGTTAAACCTTCGCCTAAGCCAGCACGAATGGTATTCTTTAGGAACTCTTTCGCTTTGCTTGGGCTTTTCTTTGCGATTTCTTCAGCCACTTGGCCGTAGGTCATACCTGCAAGCTTGCTCTTTGGAATAAGTTTAGATGCACCAATTTTATCTAGTACACCGACTACAACGCCTAAACCGACATTCTTTGCCGCTGTAGATTGGTCTTCAACATCAAGCCCTTTTCGTTCTGCTTCATCAGTGACACTACCAATACCTAGCCCGATACCAGTGGCTGTGCCGCCTACTGCTAGTCCAGTGCCTACAATCGGTGCGCCAAGAAAAGTAGCAACTGCGCCACCAACTGTGACTACAGGTACTGCCGCTATTGTAGCCGCATTTTCTGCGCCACGAGTGGCTATCCACTGCATACCTTTGCCTTCATCTAAGGCTTCAAGGAACTTCATATCGCCTAATGGTGAGACATACCCACCTTCAGCAATATCTTTGTCTTGCTGGGCGATGATTTCATTGCCCTTGTCCTTGAGGTAATCAATGTCGAACATTGAACCTACGGAACGCACTGCTTGACCACCTAAGCGTTGTGCTTGGTCAACAGATTGAGCCATTGCACCTTGTCTTTGCTTATCGCCTTGCTCTAGCTGTTGTATCATCTGAGCAATCTGTCTGGCATCGTCAGCATTGCCAGCGTTGTGAGCGTTTTCTAACGCTGTATATAGCTGGTTCTGGTCGAACATCGTTTGCTCCTATTGTGGCTGGAGATACTGCTGTACTAAGCTCTGCTGTTGCTGTGATGGCTGGAAGTTACTGTTAGGGTTATATGCCCCACGCTGAGGTAGGTTGTTCTGTGCCGCCAGTTTGTTTCTGACACTTCTAATTGCTTGGATACGCTCTTTGACCCACGCTTCCCATACAGGGTCATCGTCAGTAAACTTTGGTGCTGGTGCGGCAAAGATTTCCATCTCTTTGTTTGAGATAGCACCCTTTGTCTGAGCAACTCTTAGCAACAAGTCGTCAACACGCAATCTTTCCAGCAGAAGCTGTTTGTTTGCATCCTCATCACCAGTTAATCTGTTGAACGCTCTTCCTACTGTGCCTTCAAATAATCCTGTGAGACCACCATCCTTTAAGAAGCCAGCGGCTTTCTCAAAGTTGTCTAAGGTTGCGTCAAAGTTAGTTATTTCACTTTGCGCTTCCAGCATTGCTTTCTGGTTGTTCACAGATTTGGCGTATGCCTCTAATCCAGACTTTCGGTTCATGTCTTGTATTTGACCGTAAGTGTCTGCCATTGCGCCTAAAGACGCTAGACCGCCCTGTTGGGCTGCCCTCAGACCACTACCGCCCATACGGATTAACATCTCGTCTAAGCTAATCTTTGGCGGCAAGGCCATGTTAGACTGGTCACGCCTAGCGTTAGTCACTGGTGTGTAGTTATTAAGAATAGGTAATCCTGCGCCAGTAGACTGCTGTTGTGGTTGTGTCAAAGCTGGAGCTGGTAGTGTTGGGGGAAGTGTACTAGCTTGTGCTGTGGATATTGGATTAAGATGATTCAAGATGTCCGACACGAACCCCTGATGTTGTTCATCTGTATATGTTGGGCTATTGTTTGCCATCTGTGTTTCACCTGTCTGTGGGGTGGCATTTGTATCTATGAAATCTGCCGCCCTCGCTATGTATTGCTGTGTTTCGGCTGGAAGGTCTTCTATCTTTCCACCACTGGCTATCCAATTAGCTGTAGCTTGAGGCCCCATATTGTAAGCGATAAGCTTTTGTAAGGGGGTGGTGAAGTTGTGATAGTCGCTGTAGCCTTGCACATATCGACCAGCTAAGTTTCTAGCTGTCGTTGGATTTTGCACATCCTGAAGGCTAATGTTTTGGGGCATATTGTAGCCCATATCATGCAGGTTCTTAGATAAGAACTGATAAGGCCCGATAGCTCCTTTAGAACTTTCCGCTGTCCTAGCGTTGGTATTATCTAGGTGGCCTGTCTCAGCAAACCTAATAGCATCTAGCAATATGGGCTGAGGCAGACCTGAATTATCAAGTACGCCTAAACTCATCTTCTGTACCTCTTCTAGTAATATGAACTAACAGGAACAGAATATGTTGGTGTTGATTGTCTCTGAGAGAAATAATCGCTGATGGCATTGCTAAATCTGCCACCCATTCCTGCGCCAAACATTCCACCACTTAGCGTAGCCATAGTCGGATTGACCATATTAGGTGAATATTGAGAACCTGAAGTTGGCGCACGATTTAAGATGCCAGCATTGTACTTTGACAGTTGGTCTAGTTCAAAATCACGATTTCTTTCAAACCTTGCTCTGTCGTCATTCATCCGATTTTGCTCGTCAGTCTGGAACGCTTGTCCTGCGTCTGCTAACAATCCTGCTGAATTGGCGGCTTGGTCGTAGCCCATGCCATAAAGACCAGCAAGGTTCTGGTTAGCTGTAGTCATATTAGCTAATCGGTTCTGCTGTTCTTGCAGTGACCTATTCATCAAATCGCTTTGGATGTTTGAGGTAATATCTGCTTCTCTGTCTGCAAAGCCACGAGCCGCAATAGCGTCTGCAACACCTGCACGACTACTATTAGCATTACCACTACCTGAAGCGTTGATGTCGATGCCTCTCAAAGTGTTTTCTTCAAGATTACGCCTAGCGTCTCTGGTGGCCGCATCTACCAGACCTTGATAGTTATTTGGGTCTGTTGCGTAAGCTGTGGCATTAGACAGCATGTCTTGAGAGGCTTGGTTGTATAAATCAGCGTAATTCTGGCCGAAATTACCAGCTTGGTTCATAAAGTTACCAGCGTTGCTGAAACCAGTGTTACCTAAGCTGACCATATTGTTGTAGCCATCTAATTGTGGCTGGGTCATACCTGCGTATGTAGGACCTTGATATGCGCCTATGTTCAACGCATTGTTCAATGCCCCTTGCCCACGCTGATACAAGTCATTTAGGTACGGTGAAGCCGCCAAATACCCTGCATTGGACATTTGGTTAGCGTAGTCTACTGCACCTCTATCCTGCCTTCCCATCATATTACCTAATAGGCTGCCTCCGATTGAGCCAGCTATTTTGCCAACGATGGGGTTGGACAATGCGCTTGCTATTGCTCCAAACATGTTAATTTTCCTTTGGTATTAGACAGCAACCCATGCTGTTCCGTTGTATATAACTAATTGTTCACTACCATCTCCGAACTCATCCCAGAGATTGTACTTAACCATTCCTTTGACTGGGTTCTTTGGTGGTTCATCCAGAACCTCGATACCAGCGACCAGTAAAGAACGAATAGACGCTTCTATTCTTTGGAGTTCATCTTGGATGAATTTCTCGAAACCTTCTTCTAAAACTGGTGTAATGCCTCTGGTGTAGCCATTTAGGACAACATTTGTCTTATCATTGACTGCCATTAGACCCTCCCAGTTGTAGTCACATCCAAATCCATCCCTGATATGTCGAAATCAGCGTAATCACTCGCACTTTTGCTCATTTTGTAGCTGAGATACCTACCACTAGCCCTGCTATCCACTTTGTAATCTGTCGAGATGTCGAAAGTGGCAGTGTTCGTGTATGTGGGGGTGTTGTTTGGTATGTCCGATGCACCGAAATCTATGGTGATAGTAGTGTCTGTGGAGTTTTCAGTAGACATCTGAGGTAACATCCGTGTGATGACCTTATAGCCATCTAATGGTTCTCTGATGACATCTAAATCTATGCCTATTCGCTCAACAAAAGGTGGCTTGGTAGCTTCTGCATCAATGTTGAAAGACATTGAACCTCTGTCAGACAGGTCAAGTCCATATAGCTTTGCTGAGGAAATAGAGTTTGCTGAATCACTGTCGCCAACCATAAGAGTATGGCGGTTATAGCTATCTTCTTGGTCATAATAACTACCCCCAATAGTGTTGTAGACACCAGTCGTACTAGCGTAAGTAGCCACTGAGTTTACATTGGCTGTCGTTCCAGCGGATACATTCGGTAAATCCATGAATGACCATGTGTTATTGGTCAGATTGTAGACAGCTGCCCTGTTACACCTTGCGGTATTGGGGAAACTCACATCGCTGTCACCACTGACGTAGCAGAAGTAGATTTCGTCTAGGACTTTATTGTGCAAGGCAAAGCATCTGTCTGCCTTAGACTGGTTTAGCCCTTGAAATATGTACTGTCGTGTCTTGGTGTCGCAGATACTTTGCTTGGTTGTTCCGTCATGTGCGTAGATGTCATCATTACCGAAGACAAAATGCTTTCCATCTGCCTCTACTATGCAGTTCTGGTTGATAACACCAGCGTCACTGAACAGCTTTCTGAAGTTGAAGATGAATGTACCACCTACAAACTCCATCATGATAGCTTCACTACTGCTGTAGATGACAAAGTTAGTGCCTAGCTCTAATCCATCGACAATAGCCGTCTGCATTTGAACTAGGTCGTTGAAGCCCGCTGACTTCGTTGTATCAGTTGCATCCCAGCTATCTGGGATACTGTTGGCTGTCACCAGATTAGAGAAGCGTACCCTGTTGGCGTAGTTCGTACTGCTTTCGGTCATATTAAGACCAAGTAGGAAGTCTCCAAAGGGTCTCAGGGATACAGCACGCCAGTTACTGTCCCAGTTACTTAAGTCAGCAAAGTTAGTTCCTGTAGGTAATCTGTACACTGGAACTCTGTCGGGTCTGTTGATGTAGACCACATCTGCTAATGATGAGATTGTAAAGGCTCTGGGGTCAGTTGATGCAGTTATTGAACCACTGACATCAGTGATAGTAGAATTAGCGTATTCTTTAATTTCGTATTCATCTGATACAATCAACACTGTGTCGAAGCCAGAATTAGGAACGATGCCAAAAGCGGCTCTTGGGTCAAACCCAAGACTGTCTTTGACCGTTCTGAATACAGGCGCACGTTTCACCTTACCTTCATCAAAGCGCACATTGTTTCCACGAGTGAAACCAGTGATTGGTATGTTGTAGGGGTTGGGGTCTGTAAGGATACCTGTGTCCCCTAAGCCCCTGATGGGTAATGTCGTGCTTGCCATAGGACAGTACCTCGTTATGTCTTAATGATATAGTTCAGGATAAAGGTAGGCTGTACGTTGTTGTGAGAGCCTGAGCTACCTACAGAGCTGGTGATACCCAATGTCGGTGTGGATGATTCACCACGCAGTTCGTATGAGAAAATCTCAGCACCCTGCGTGTAAGGATATTGGTTCTCTGTTGCCACACTAGAGTTTGCACCTACTGCTGGTGGTACACCATTGCTAGTCTTCGTAGTGAACATCTTGTGGTTGTGTGAGGGCATCTCAGAGGTAGTCAGCGTATGGCTCTGTGAACCACCTGCCGCACCCAGAGTGTCACCATTGATTGGTGATGTAAGACGATTGGCTGAAGTACCGCCCATGTCGTCCTGTCCAGCGATTACTCGCCCACGAAGGTCAGGCACATTGAAGTTAGAACCTGAAGAGCCGTAGGTACTGCCGATTGCGGCATACAGGTCTGCGTAGGTTGTCTGGTCAATAGCTTGTCCGTAGCACATAAGCCAACCTGTGGGGGCTGTAGTGCCAGCGTATGGCATAATCATACCAGCGACAAATGCCGCACCTGTAGCGAGTTTAGCGGCTGTGATAGCCCCATTCTGAACCATTGAACTGGTGATAGTCAGGTTAGAGCCTAGATAGGTGCGTAGGTCGCTTAGGGCTACCTGAGCCATTGTGCCATCGTCATTTATTACCATGCGGTCTGCATCGACTAGGGTGGTGGCGGTAGCTGAAGTTGAGCCATCGATTATGTTCAGCTCTGTGTGAGACGCATTAACTGCGCCTGTGATGTTAGGAAATGTGTTCTTTAGTGAACTTTTGATTAATCTTAGGTGGTCGTCTGCTTGGCTTAATGCGTCTGTAGCCACTGGGTTCGAGGCTACGAGGTCATCAATGTAAGTGACGTTGGTCTCAAGTGCCATTGGCTAACTCCGTTGATAAAAGCCAGACAACAACAACAACAACAACAACGACCTTTAAGCCCCATATTTTGAAATCGCATTATTTCAGACCCACTGGGGGTCAGATTTCAGACACATGATTGTGAGTGAAGATAGTAATCGTAATCAAACAACTGAATTACTTATCTTTTTATAGATATGTGACTTTCAATCACATCACAATGGCAGCTATGCTTACCAAGACATTAGGCGTTGTCTGAAAATTATTGCGTCAGACATTAGAATTTTAGTTTCAAATCGGGACACTTACTTAAGACCCTTCGTCCTTAAGTTATTAGGATTAGACATAGGTTGTTGTAGATGGAAACCTTAGTTACTTTAGTATCCCTCGTAACTGTCGGGTCTGTAGAACTGCTGTAAATCAAGACACACTTGTAACTTTGGCATGGAAATAGTATCTTATAGACAATGGGATGATTTCCCTGAATAAGGGAATGAACCTCATACACAGCTATATATGTGTAAAAGTCTTAGCGGTCATGTATCCGTCAGCTTATGGTGGGTCTGGCCGTTAAGCATTTCTAGGGAGCAACGTCATGCGTTCATTAGTCATTGGGATTTTACTTCTACTTCCATTTCAACTATCAGCTGAGAGCATAAAACATTGGTCTGATGAAACTACACAACTTTTCTATGGGGATTGGGTGGAAGAAGCACCGATTGATAAGTGTTTTGAAGCTAGAGCCAAAGGAATTGAAATCCACAAAGCAATGACTGATGAATGGGGTGAAACGTATTACCTTTATAAATATGATAATTTAGGTTCTGCTATTTTTAGACTAGATGTCAATAATAGTGTTCCAATTCGCTTACAATGTAACGTCTACCTTTATATGATGCAGAAGTAAAAAAAAGCCCCAAGAGAACATTGCAGGGGGGTCTCTCAGGGCTTTCGACTAGCAATTTAGATTGATGGTCACTCATCAAGCTAGAAGGTGAAGTGTGCGCCTTCTTAATGTTATCGGCAAGTGTTATCTTTGTATTTGTTAGCTTCTCTAGCCATCTTACTGCGTCCAGTCTCTCTCATCACAACCTCAGATTCACATCGCTCACACCTGTAGGTGCTGATGTCAGCGAACTTATCTGTTGTGATTGAACTTATCTGAGACATCAGTTTGTCACAGCACATTGGGTAGATGTCCATTACTCACAGCTCCTTTGTCCTGTCTCTGGGTCTATGTAGCAAGCTTCAGCATTGCCTTCAGTGGCGTTGTCGTTGTTTGCTTCATTGAGGATGCCGTAGCGTTTACCAGCGGCTCTGAAGGTCGTGATGCCCTTACAGCCCATTTTCCACGCATCGAAGTACAACTGCTTAAACTCATCGTAGGTCACATGGTCACCCACATTACATGTCTTACTTACTGCACTATCGACAAACTTCTGTGCCAGTGCCAAGACCGCTAGGTGTTCCTGTGCGCTAATCTCGTTAGCTGTGCGACCTTTGACACCACGGCTGTAAGCGTAGTCCTCTACTCGTTCTACTGATGCACCATCAAAACCCTGTATGGTGCGTTCAAAAAAGTGCATGAATGGTGGCTCAATGCCAGAAGACACATTATCTGCTGTAAGGCTGATTGTGCCTGTAGGAGCGATTGATGTCAGGTGGCTGTTACGCATCCCCTGTGTCTCAATCTTCTGCTGTAGCCATTCTGGTAGTGTCTTGATGAAGTTACTTTCCATGTACTTGTCCCATTCGTACAGAGGGAAGCTGCCCTTCTCTTGGGCTAAATCACTTGATGCACTGTATGCTTCATCTCTCAAGGTAGACAACACCATCTCAGTGAAGCCCATGAACTCGTCAGAAGCGTAAGGCATCCCAACCATCTCAGCGGCATTAGCTAGACCAGTGACACCTAAGCCCATGCGTCTCTTAGCTTTAGCTTCCTTCTCTTGCTGTGGAAGTGGGTAGATGGTTCTATCAATCACATTGTCCATCGCCCTAACCACTACACGAATGTCATCTTGGAACATGTCGTACAGGAACGCATGGTTATCAACATCAATGTATTTGGTGAGGTTAAAGCTACCGAGCAAGCAAGCACCGTAAGGTGGTAGTGGTTGTTCACCACAGGGATTTGTAGCCTCGATGGTTTCGCAGTAATGCAGGTTGTTCATCTCGTTGATTCTGTCGATGAACAGAACGCCCGGCTCTGCATAGTCCCATGTTTCACGGTTAATCATGTCCCACAGTGCTTGTGGGTCTATCTCCTTGTAGATTTCACCATCATGCACCAATGGGAATGGCTTACCTTGCTCTAAACACTTCATGAACTGGTCTGTAACACCAACGGAGATGTTGAACCCTGTTAGCTTATCACTGTTGTGTTTGGCTGTGATGAATGTCTCAATGTCTGGATGGTCGATGCGTAAGACACCCATCTGTGCGCCACGTCTATGACCACTGGATGCAATCGTCTGACACACAGCATCAAAGATTTGCATGAAGCTGACAGGTCCTGACGCTTTACTGTCCAGTGACTTAATCCTGTCACCACGAGGTCGGATGCGACTGAAGTCGAAGCCAATGCCCCCACCTCTTCGCATTGTTTCGGCAGCTTCAGTAGCCTTACCCATGATGCTTTCCATGCTATCTTCCACCACACCGCTGACAAAGCAGTTGTATGCTGTGGTTTCTCGTGTTGACCCCATTGCGTTCTGCACACGCCCAGCAGGTAAGAACCTCTGCTGTCTCAGTATTGCCTTTAATGCTTCGAAGTGGTTGGGGCTGTCTTTGAGTGCATCTGCTATGCGTACACACTTTGAATCAAAGTCTTCGCCTTGTTGTCTGTATTTGATTGCGTCTATCTCTTCGGACAAGCGCATCTGTGGCCCGAAATCAGGCGTGTTTTTTATCATGTTCATGTGTTTTCTCCGTAGAAAGTTAGATTAGAACAAAAGCAGAACATGAGTCAAAGAAAAAAAAAGACTGAGGTCGTCAAACCTCAGCCTTCTTGTCTTCGACTGCTTTAATGCTTAGTCCGATTTGTAATGCGATTTGGGGTACTATGGCATTGCCTAGTCCCTTTATTCTGTGGGTTCTGTCAGGAACACCTGTAGCTACTCTTGGGATGTCTTCAGGTTCGTCCATCCATACGGATAGCCCATCAACCATTCCACCCAATCGGGGTTCAGTGACCCCTTCACTGCGTTCGGAAGCGTGTCTGTTGGATTGCCCTTGCGTTCCTGTCTGCCCTTGCCTGACATCCCCTTGTAGTCCCGATGGGTTGGTGTCGGCCACATCCGAACATCCGTCCGAAGGCTTCTGCCCTGCCCTCCGCCTGTCGACCCCTCGCAGTCTGCCGCCGCTGGGGTTGCCCAGAAGGTCGGTGTAGCCCATAACGAAGAGTCTATCTCTTCTGTGGGGGGCATTGACACCGCAAGCTGGCACAACAAACGTCCTTGAGGTGTAACCTTCGGCTTCCAAGTCAAATAGCACTTGGTCGAGACCCAGTGCGATGTGGCCATAAACATTTTCGAGAACAACCCAAGTGGGTCTTTTGTGTGCAACAATTTGGCTAATGTACGGCCAGATGTGGCGGTCATCTTTTGTGCCTTCTTGCTTCCCAGCGACACTGAAGGGCTGACAGGGGTATCCTGCTGTGATGATGTCACAGTCTGGCACTCCGTCTGGTTCATTCGCTAATTCCTTTACATCTTCTGTGATTGGCACATCTGGCCAATGCTGTTTCAGTATCTTTCTGCACCAAGCTTCTGTGTCACAAAAGAGAATGGGCTGAGATAACCCAGCCCACTCAAACCCTAGTGCAAATCCTCCTATGCCACTGCATAGGTCAACATGCCTAAGCATCCTCAATCTCTGCGATGGCTTTATCTATGTACCATCTAGCTTTCTTGAGGTCTTCGGCTGGGGCAGCCTTGCTATCCCAACGCCAAAGGTACTTCATGGCTGTACTGGTACAGTGGTAGACAAAATGCTCACCTGCGGCAGATTTGATTGCGTCTATGCACTCAATCTCACCTTGATTGTAGTGTGGTGGTTGCTCCACCATGTCTTCTTTCTTGAGAACTACAATCTCACCGTCTGGGTCATGATGCTCGTGTATCTTTGACTTTCGAGCCAACTGCACACGAAGCTCTTCGTAAGCAGACTGTGCCTTGAGGTATTCCCTGAGTGCCTTAGTCTTTGCTTTACCGTCTTCCTTGACTGCGTAGTAACTATTCTTCTTCAGAACCATCACATCGTGTAATCTGGACAGTTCCTGTTGTTCTGGGGTTATGGTGTCCACAGTTTTACTTCTCCTTTATCTTCATCCCAGTCAGTCCAGCGTAGTATTCTCGCTAGACGTGCCTGTTGGATGGCATCGTCTCTGGTTAATCCAGCCTTAATGTATGCTTGTTCCACTACTGACCACGCTGGTCGTGAACCTAAGATTGCTTCCGCTTTCTTAGGACCTATGCCAGCCAGACCCTTGTATCCATCTGTGGTGTCGCCAGTCAGTGTCTGCATTAGGAAGTATTTGTCGGCTTCCTGTTCTGTAAGTGTCAGGGCTTCATCATTGGTTGGTTGATAAAGCTGACATGGAATGGTTTTCATGTCCTTATCATCACTAACGATGATGCACTTACCTTCATTCTCTGGCTTGGTTGCTATGATGCCCATGACATCATCTGCTTCAAGTGTAGCCTTCTTAAGTGTCAGGTATGTATCTTCAATCCATTGAACTAAAGCTTTGTACCCGACAGGCTTGCGTGTTTTCTTTCGGTTTGATTTGTAGTCGGGGTAGACCTTCTTTCTGAAGTTGTTTTCGCCACTGTCCGATAGACAGCAGACGAACTCAGACACCCCTGTTCTTTCTCTTATGACATCCACTTGCGTCTTGAATGACAGCTTTGCGTCTTTGAGGTCAGACTGAAGTGACCAAATGTCGTCACCCCAGTCTATCTCCATCTCAGCAGAAGATGCCGCCTTGTACGCAAGAATGTCCGTATCAAGTGCTAAAAACATCTTCGAACTCCTCTATGTAATCCAATCCTTGCTGTGTAACCATCCATACATTGCTGTAGGTGGTGTCGTTTAATTTGGTAGTAAGTAACCCTTCAATCGCACACAGAGCTATCTCTGTAGCGGCATCTCGTGCCAGTGTACTTTTGGTCGTGAAGGGCTTCATTCTGGCTATTGTCAGAAGCATTAGGATTGCCTTCAAGCCATCCATCTCTGCATCAGTGGGTGTCTGCCCATGTGCGTCCGATGGTGTGTTCTGCTTCGATTGGGATTTTGAACGAGAAGTGTTTCCCTGCTTCCGTCGCCATTCGTCTAGCGAGTAAACCGACATGCTCTGCCTCCTCTGGTTTTGCCGCTATCTGCACCTCATCGTGAACCCACGCTATGATGGTTGCGTCTAGCTGTTGTTGTTTGATTTCGTTGTGGATGAGTTGCACCCACTTCTTTGCGATTAGTGCGCCAGCTGATTGGAGCAACACGTTGAGGTGTGCGTGACCTCTCACATGTAAACATCTTCCATCAAGACCGAAGAGATGCCCCCTACTCTCAACCACACGCTTCAACTGCTTCAGTAGCTTTGGAAATGCAGGATTAGCCTTGAAGAAGTTATCTCTTAGCTTCCTGCCTTCGGCTGCCCCTTTGCCTAGAATCTGACCTAAACGTGCGTCACCTGCTGAATAGCAAAGTGCGTAAATCATGGTCTTGGCTTCATCTCTGCTGATGCCAGCGGCATCTGCGTTAGCTTGGTGAATGTCACCTTGCAAGATGATGTCAGCGTACTTACCCCCATCTTGTAGGAAGTGGGCGAGGCATCTCAGTTCAATGCCACTAAGGTCAGCACCGACCAGACTGTAGCCTTCAGGCACAGTGAACAGCTCCCTGCACTCTTTGCCGTATTCAGCTCTGGTAGCTGGTACTTGCTGTAGGTTTGGTGCGAAGCTTGATGCCCTGCCTGTGACAGTTCCTAGTGAATTGATGGTGTGTCTTATCTTACCATCATCATCCACTAACTTAAGCCATGCGGCATTGCCATCAGACAGCATCCCCAATCGCTTCTGTAGCATGAAAGAACGTGCCAGTTTCTGCGCCTCTGGGAAGGGCAGACACTTAAGGACGCTTTCATCAACCTTAGCATCACCAGTGAAGGTAAATTCTTTAGGTTTCCAGTTGTATTTACGCCTTAGACAGAACTCGATGTGTTTTCTGCTGTTGGGGTTGAAGTGGACAACTTCTTCCTTGATGAATGGGACACCCTTTTCATACCCTCTGGTCTTGTTATTTACCTTTGGAATGAACTCTGTCTCTATCGTCCACGCTGGGAACAGCTCCTGAAGCTCTTGCTCGATGGCTATCTTCTGTGAAGACAACTCAGCGTGAAGTGCTTGTGCTTTCTCAATGTCGAATGTCCAACCAGCATTACCAATCTCATTACAAATCTTGGCGATGTCATGTTCAAACGCTATCGCTTCTTGTGACCACTCATGTGGAGCAAGTCGCTTCCACAGTGCGTAGTTAACGGCTACATCCTGCTTACAGTATTCCAGCATCTCAGGCGTACACTCTTCCCAGCCTTCATCCCCGAACTCACCTTTATGGACACCTAGCCTCATGCCATAGGCTTTGAGACTGTGTGAGCCATGAAGCTTTCGTGGTAGCTGTTCGTGTGTGTACCCCTTAGCGTAGTCTTCGTTTCTCAGGTCAGAGCGGATGAGCCTAGACAGAACAAGCGTGTCTGTGACCAGTACATCATCCGTACTGAACCATGAGTAAACTTTCTTGATTGCTGGAATGTCAAAGTTGATGATGTTGTGGCCAATGAGTTCATCCGCCTTCATCAACATTTTGATGCCTGTCTCTAAGGTGTCACCATGAAAAATGCGTGGCTCTTTATCCTTATCGACATCTAACACTGCTAGACAGTGTATCTTTGTAAGCTGGTCTAGGAAGCCGTTGGTTTCAACGTCCCAGACTAAGCGCATTATCTGTAATCACCTGAACCTGTCAGCACATTACGGTCTTTTCGGTCTTGAAGCTTGCCAATGTTTATGGCCGCAATCTCTTCTAGGTCGTAGCCAATGTCTGTGGCAATCGCTGTAACGTAGAACAGCACATCACCTAATTCTTTGGCCAAGCCAATTCTTAGGTTAAGTGGTAGTTCCATCATGCCATCGTGACATTTGACCTCATCTACTTCACCATCCCTAAAGTATTTCTTTAGCTTGTCTGCTACCTCACCTGCTTCACTGCAAAGCCCTAATGCTGGGTACAGAACAGTATCTGGGTAGAAAGCAAACTCCATCGCTTGCATTTGGTAGTCTTCAAAGCTCATTGCTTCCTCTGGCCAATCCAGCTCATCAACCCAATCGAATTGTTCGTCTTTAATCTCTGGCATGTGTATGTCTCCTTCTTAGCGACCTAATGCGTATCTTGCGTATTTGCTGTCACCAACCAGTGTGGTGGTGATGGGGTATCCTTCTTTGCGAAGGGTGTAGATTGATTGCTGACAGGCGTAGACAACCGAAGTTCTTTAGTGCCTGTAGCTGTGTGATTGAATGACCATCAAGCAGATGGTTCAGTATTGCTTCCAGTTGTGATGTCTTGTTCTTCATCTTCTGGGTCTCCTTGTTCTAGGGTTTCGTGAAGTAGGTGTGACAGTTCTTCTTCTAGAAGCCGTCCTGTCTCCCTGTCGTAAACCAAAGTACCTGCATCACCAGTCTCGCCAGTGTATCGATTCTTCAGTATTCTTAAGTGTCTGATGTCGCTGTCAGGCTCGTCTGGGTCTACCTGTAACGCTATGCAAGCATCACTTAGTTGAGCCAGAGCATGAGAGCCTCTAATGCTGTTCAAACGCACAGCTGCTCCAGCTTCATGACCTCTGTCACCAGATGGTCTGCTGAGGTGAGACACCATTATCATGCCTATGTCCAACTCCTGTACCAGTGTTCTGAATTTGGTACAGGCGGCATCTAGCATCCTTCTCTCATCGCCTTCAGTGGCACTGACAAGGATACTCAGATGGTCAAGGATGATGTATTTGCACCCATGACTACGAACCATGTGCTGTATGCGCTGGATGATGGTGTCGATGTCGTTAGAGCCAAAGCTGTCAAACAGTACACAGGTTCTATCTGTGAACAGGTCATCAAATGCTCGGAGTATCTCATCGTCAGTTACATCCTGCCTATCAACCAGCAGGTTCTTAGACATGTGGATGCCTGTCAGCCCTAAGAGTGTTCTCTTATTGCTTTCTTCCAGAGCAAGCACACCAACCTTCTGGCCAGACATCAACAGGTGATGAATGACCTCTTTACAGAAGGTGGACTTTCCTGTTCCGCTCCCTGCTATCACTGCACAAAGCTCTGAGCGTCTAAGACCTCTCAGAACGCTATTAAGCTGGCTGTACGGCCATGTGATAGCACTAGCTTCCTCATCTACAGTAATTGTGTCTCTGTAGTCAGAGGCTGTCTTTATGCCATCTGGTCTGTATGGTTTTGCTTGGTAGACCGCCTGAATCAAATCATTGGTCTTACCTTGCATGAGTGCTTCATTGGCATCTTTAGCAGGTAGAGTAGCGATGAACGCTTTGCCTACTGGAAGTATCTCAGCTATTGCCTGAGCCGCTTCACGCCCTGCCCTGTCCATGTCTGTACAGATGATGATGTCTCTGAAGCCGTTAAGGTATTCAAAGTTTGCTTTGATTGCTCTGACAGCAGACTGTGCGCCTGATGGCAAAGACACCACTGCGTACTTATGGCCAAACACTTTAGACAGGCTGATAGCGTCTATCTCGCCTTCAGTGATGCAAAGCTTCTTACCATTGCTCCAGAGATGACTTCCGAACAGTGTGATGTCCTTGCTGTTACCTATCATCGAGAATGACTTATCTCGCCCCCTTATCTTCTGGGCGACAATCTTGCCATTCTTGTTTCTGTATTGTGCTATCTGAACTGGCTCACCATTGGCTTTCTTGCCGATGTGGTAGCCAAACTTCCGACAGTCTTCTTCTGTGAGACCCCTAGCAGGTATTGCTTTAGGGTTACCTTGCAGAAGATTAGTATTGTGATGGTGTTGTTGTTTAGTCTGTGTCACTGCATCTCCTTCTTCTGGTGGGGTGTACTTCAGGCAGGAATGGCAGTACCTATGCCCGTCAGACCAGTAGGAATTGGCATCTGAGCTGCCACAAGCATCACAAGGCTCATGACGGATGAAGGTGCTTTCTTCGTGGTTTCTGACGGCCATCGGTTCGCTCTCCTCCTTAAGCTAGTCGGTACTTTTTGTAACGCTGACCCAGTGGGTCTGTGCGCCACTCATCTACAATCTCAAAGCCAGCTTCCTTCAAGTCTTTGATGCGTCTAGGTAACGCTCTGACCCTGTACAGTTCAGCTGCCTCAAGCCCTGAGATTGAATCGTGGTCAATCAGATGATTGAGTATCTGGTGGTATTGGCTCTGTGCCATTGCCTTCTCCTTCTTCCATCCACTCCTGTGGAATGGCTTTGTTTGCGTAGGTGAAACCATGCTTATCGCAGTAAGCGGCATAAGTAGTCGGGCTACCCTTGTAGAGCTTTGCGTTCTGGTTGTAGAAGACCAGACGGAAGTCCTTTTCTGGGTGCTGTTGCGTCACCAGATGCCACTTCTGTCTGTCCTCTACTGTCCAGATGCCTTTTGTCTCTATGTAAATCTGACCATCAGTGCCTTTGGGCAGGATGAAGTCAGGTGTGTAGGTAGAGTTCCGCTCAGGCCAGATGTATGAAACCTTCTCAGTCTCATACAACACTGGTAATCCTGCTTCTTCGATTTGCTTGGAAATCTTTTCTTCTAAACCACTGCGATAGCCTTTAGCCATTGCATGTCTGCGTCTAGAAATCGTAGCCATCCCCTGAAGCTTCAGTTGCCTCATTCTGGTTAGCGGCTACAAAGCCCCCTTCCTCAGCTTCAAAGCTAATGTCCTGCCCTGATGGGCTATCAGACAACTCAATTAGTTGGACTGCGCCAAGCTGAAGGCTAATGCCGTGATTTCCCCCAGCGGAATAAACGAAAAGGTTTCCTGCCGCCTTCAATGTTGAGCCACCGTAAATCTGTGGCGCATGTGAAGCCAGTATCGTAGCACCTGTGCTATCGACAAACTTCGGCTGGAACTTCGATTTGGCAACCACAATCAAGTCACCAGTTTCTTTGTCAGTCTTGAATGGTAGCTTGGCTGTTTTCGCCTTTTCACCAAACGCATCATTTGCCGCCTTCTTACAAGCGTCTATCAAGGGTTGAGCGTCATCTTTGCTCATGCGTAGGTTTACTTTGTATTGCCCAGCCGTATCGAACTGGGTGTCAGGGGCGTTCAGGTAAGGGTACATGGCAGTACCTTTTGCAGTTTTGAACGCTGTTTTCTTATTCTGCATGATGGTTATCTCCTTCATCATCTGTTTCATTGTGTTCAGGCAGACCAAATTCGGATAAGGTCAGCCCCATAGCTTCTGCTTCTGCAAGCAGGTCAACTGGGATAGGTTCGCCACGTTTTAGGTACAGCTTCCCTATCCCCAAAAGTCGCTCTCGTGGGTCGATGGTTTTCTCCTGTTATTAGTGTTCCAAACGCACAAAAGCCCCCAGCTTGGGGGGCTTCTGTACATAACTGTCGGGTCTGTTTGGGTGGGGGTTAGCTGACTAGATAATCGCTTTGTCTAGTCTCTTGGATGTCCAAATCTCTTCGTTTAGGAACATCTTTAGATTCAGCTATTCTGGCTACAGTCTGCTCTTTCAGTTGGCTGTAAGGGCAGTTCTGGTCAAACAACTGAACAAACGCTTCATGGATGCCGTCAGACATTGCCTTAGCGTTGGCTATTGTGGTGCTGAAGCTGTCATGAATTACCATCATGTCAGACACGCCCCACTCTTTGCATTGAAGCACAGCCATCTGTAATAGCGTAGCATCGATGCTATGGATGAAGTTTGGTGAACATGCACGTTCAGCCTTTGCTCCATCTATCTGTGTGCCGTAAGGCTGAAGTGACAGCTTTGTGTCAACGTACTTCTTTTTCTTGGTGTCCCAGAGACTAATGTCAGGTCGCTTTGCAGTGCTTCGCTTCCTGTAATTCTGCATCATTGGAAAACCAGTAGGTGTTGTGTAGTGAAGATGCATGTTGCAACCAGAACATACATTTGCCCAATGCTGGATAAACTCCATTCCTTCGGCGGCAGATTTCACTGTTTTCTTGATGGCATCTTCGGCCAGTTGCCCCATAAACCATGAAGCAGAGAAGCCGTTATCTTCACCGAAGGGGTGTTCCTGCTCCTCACCTGTTCTGGCTTTTATCAGAGCAAGCCTCTTGGTTATCTTATCCATCAAGTCTTTGCGTATCTGGTCAGCAAAGCCATAGGCTTCTGCCGAATAGCTAGCTGTCATTGTTGGCCTCTTCAAATGCTTTCGCTTGAGACCAAACGCTTTCCACTGACGAGCGTTCAGCAAATCACGTTCCTGTTTCTCATCTAGTGTCTTTTCAGCTTCCAGTTCTTCGATGATGTCATCAATCATCTCTTTGGCTGTATTGACTACAGCAGTGTAAAGGTCACCCGGCTTTTCGTTCTTTGTCAGGTTGACCTTTTCACCATCCTCTCGATTACGCCCCATTGCGGCATACATCTGAACGCCTGATTGGGTTGCATCTAAAGCTACTGGCAAGCCACTGAAGTAAGGCTCACCCTCCTCAGCAGCCTTCATTGCATTGTGCAGTTCTCTACATGCCGCAAGGAATTGGAAGGGGTCATCTGCTGTAGCCCAGTAGGTGAAGGGTGTTTCCTGAATGACTTCACCTGTTTCTTCATTTACAACAGGCTTACAGCCCCACTTTTCGAAATCAATCTTATCCCAAGTGATGCTTTCGTCTTTGTAGTTAGCACCAACAGCCGCAATCTTACGACTGTTCAAGCGCACCCATGCCATTCTTCTATTCAGGCTCATCTTATCAACGCCCTGACCGAATGTATTGGCAATCTGAAGCATCAGGTATTTGATGTTTTCTTGGGTGATTTCGGTTTTGTTAGCGAAATTGAACATCGCACGAATGTAATCAGCATTGTGATGACCAAACTCGCTTGTGTGGTAAATCCTGCCCCTGAAGTCGAATTGGTGAGGTAGGTAGAAGCAATCTACACCATGCTCTTCATTCAGTATCAACTCAGCTTCTTCAATCATGCGCTTGACCTGCATTTTGTTTGCGTCAACCTCACGATTACTCTTTGCAGTGCTAATCATCTTCCTGTTGAAATCGGCCTTTTCGCCACTTGTTTTCTTTGCTAGGGCTTCTGGAGAAAGCCGTTTAACCGTAGGTAGCGTCACAAGATTGGGGAAACTGGTTACCTCTGTATCACCATCATCAGCTAGAACCTTATCTCTAGCGTAGGCTACAGCCTCAACAATGAAGCCATTCACGCTGTAAGGTACTTCTTGCAGGATGTTGAGTGCTTCAACTGCCCTGTCCATTGTACCTTCTTCTAAGGCTTTCTGGACGGCTTCTTCCTGTTCTTTGCCCATGTTCTTGACGATTGGCACTTGCTTGGCCAGCGAAACATCATCGTAAGGTCCTAAGCTGTCTGCATCCCATGCCCATGGTACATTGAACATAGGTCCGAAGCGTGGCGACAAGCCATCAAGAAAGTTGTTCTTCTTGTCTAGTTCAGCCTTTGCATGTTCGGTAAAGACCAGCACGTTGCGTGGATGTTTATCTTCGTAGAAATCTTTGACCAATTCCAATTCGAACAAATCACAGCCAGTTAAGACAAAGTTCAGCATCTGTGCGCCAACCTTGCCCTGTGTGTTCAAATCCCATTCACTCCATCCGTATGCCTTTTTCGGGTCTGGGTCTGGGATGTGTCCCTCTGTGATGGTTCTGCTTGCTAGCCACAGTGCGTAATCACGCTTTGCCTTCTGTGAGCCACCACCTTTTTCGTCAACACGCTTTGCTATCGCTTTCAGCATCTGTCTGCCTTCACGATTACGCTTTAGCATTGCCGTCAGTATGTTTGAGTTCGCTGTGTTTGCTAGCTGGATTGTGGTGTTATTAAGCGACCAGTTTGCGCCTACGCTGTCTAAGCAGACACGCAAGGCAATCAGCGCAATGGTATCGTATTCAAGATGTCTGAGATGTGTGTATGCTATTGGCCAGTGGTTTGTTGAACTATCCTGATGCTTCTCCATGTACGCAATTACCTGCTTGGTAACCCCGACCACGTTTTCATCTGCCATTATTTGACCAGCATTAGTCACAGAAAGGTCGCCCTGCTTGGCTTGCTTCTCTCTGCGTTCTTCAGCACGTTCACGACCCTTGTCTATCGCAAAGGCTTCACGAGCGTCATTCAGTGACTGTGCATTATCTGTGTCTGTCATGTGTCTCCTTACATCTTCCAACACTATGCCAAAACTCTGGCGACAATGTGAAGAAGATTTGCATTGTGTATTATGGGTATAATGGGGATTTTGGGGGGCAGGTATGACGATAAACTCTCGTCAGACCCCCCAGTTATGTATGAGCAGTGACAAATCATCACTGCCCCTAGTGCATCGTGTAGGCGATTTCAGACAGCCCAAACTTGCTTTCCAGCACTTCTCGAACCTGTTCTCTGTCCATGCTGTCACCTTGGAACTCAAGGTATCTATCAGGGTTGTAGAGGTAGTACATCACTGCCTCTTTGACCTGAGAACGAGAGGCATCATGGTCATAGATGCCCCCCTTCCCATACCAATCGTAACAGTAGTTCACGAAGCTTGTGATTAGCTTAGGGTCTATCATCTACCACTCCTATCTCTCTTGCCTGTAATCAGGGTACTTAGGTTAGTCTTAGGTTCATGCTTCAGCCCTAGCGTCTTAAGGTAAACAGAGGCTGCCTCAGTTGCGTATCGCTCAGAAGCTGACTGCTTTGGTATTGGGTGTCCTATTGAACTCATGTACATTCTCCTTCTTTCAGTTGACGAGGTGTAGGAAGCAGAACTTCCGTACATAAGTGTCGGGTCTATTTTTCCGCAGTATTCTGCGGTTTCTGAAGGGGCAGGAAAAGTGGGTTTTTGGGTGTGAAATAGGATTGAGACAAAGAAAAAGGGGCATCCCGAAGGACACCCCTGATGGTGCAGTGATAGATTGTCACGTCACATTCTTGAAGATATATCCGCCAGCGTATCGTCCTTGGCGTGTACATATTTTGCTGTGGTGGATAGACTGGCGTGACCTAGTACCTTGGCTATAGTGACTGTGGGTACTTGCAGGTCATTTGCCATCTTGGTAGCCGCTGTGTGGCGTGTGACGTGGAATACGAAGGTATCGTCATTCCTAGCGTACTCACGCTTACACAAGCCCCAGCGGTACTCAAATCGCTTCTTACTGTACTCGCTAGATAGACCGTCACGGATAGCATGTGCGGCTTTGTTGGCCTCAGGATGCTTGATAGACACCATTCTAGCCTTGCCTGTCTTTGTAACGGCGGCAGGTAGGTCTATCCACTGCCCACAGTCTGTAATGGACGCTGTGCCTTCTCCTACGGCCAGTATCTCTGACTTACGCATACCAGTCTTGAGAGCCAGCGTGACCATAGCAGACATCCACCAATCACCACGCTCGTCAAAGAACGATAGCATCAGGGCTACTTCATGGTCAGTGAAGAACCGTGGACGCTCCGATAGCGTCTTTAGGAACTTAAACTTGGGGGCTAGCGTTATCACTTGCTCATCAACAGCATGACTGAATACCTTGCTAACGGTAGACAGATAGCGATTGATGGTAGCGGCGGACTTGCCCTGCCGTTCCAGATAGTCACTGAAAGCATGGATGTCACGAGGCAGGAACTGGCGTAATGGACGCTTGTCGAAGTCGTCAAACGCTAGGAATGTCCGTAACTGCGCTAGACTGCGCTTACGATGCTCCTTGCTTGGCCACATCCTTCTGGCTTCACGCTTTACAAAGCCTCTGATGCTGTTATCTGGGGTTGCTTGGTCAAATAGGGATTTCTGCTTAGTCATTGCCGCCCCCTCTAAGCTTGTTAAACACAGACGCACCAGATGCGTGAGAGTAGCGTGTCAGTTCCTCGATAGTTGCGTGACCAGTGATTGACTGCGCCTCTGGGACAGTACAACCCAAGTCAAACAGGCGTGATGTAGCTTCATGCCTAAGGTCATGCCAATGCAGGTAATCCAGACCAGCACCTCGCTTGGCCTTCTTCCATATCTCTTCTAGCTGGTCATGCCCAATCTTGAAGACACGCTTCTGTCCTTCTTCTGTCTTGAAGAACTTACCTGTGCGATGCACAGCTACACCTTCATCATCCATAGCCTTCCACAGCACTATGGCTTGTTCGGCTTTTTCAGTCAGAGGTATCTGGCGTGGCCTTCCAGTCTTGGTGATACGGTCAGGAAGGTGCAACCACTTACTATCCAAATCAACCATCGACCATTCTAGCTTCAGCATCTCGCCCTTACGCATTGCTGTAGACACTGCAAAGTCAATCAGAAACCCTAGCCCTAATCCTGATAATGGTGGGTTGTTGTCTTTTATTCTCTGCAAATCTGCATCAGAAATACGCTGTACTACCCTTGCATAGCCCTGCTTTAGTTTCACCCTGCGGAAAACATTGTTGGGTGTCTCTGGGTTGAATTTGCCAAAGTAGTAGTTGATGGCGGTCTTGTAGGTAGCAAAGTAAGACTTAACAGTCTTAGGCTTGACCCTTTCATACTGTTTGTCTCGCCATCTACATAGTATCTCTGTGTCTATTTCATCCAAAGGCTTGTTTGTCCATTGAGGACGCATCAGCACCTTTGCTTGGTTAATATTGCCGTAAGCGGCTTTAGTATGAACTAGCTGTTCATCTATATACTTCAGCAATACATCTCGCATAGTAGGGAACTTCTTGCGAGACTTCCCTCCTGCTTCTACCTCTTTCGCCCACATCTGGGCAGCCTTCTTGGTCTCAAAAGTTTTTGAGGTTCTGTAGCCGTCTATCATTACTGCGGCTTGCCATTTGCCATTTCGTTCACGAAAAGTAGCCAT